ACTATTCGTAATTTTAACGAAGCATTGAAAGATGTTTTCCCCTACATTTATAAATTAGTTGGTGAAAATTCTAACGTTACAGAATTAACACCTGATGATTTACTAGGTGAAGAATCAGAAGAAAAATGTGATGACTGTCGTAAACCAGTCGACGATTGTGAATGTGATGATCACGACCACAACAAAGATATTAAAGAATTTTCAGACTTTGAATACGCATTAGAAGATATTATTTCCGAAGATGAAGGTATTACTAGCAGTGATGATGAAGTAAAATCAGCAGCATTAGAAAAATTAAATCAATTCTTATCAACAAATCCTACAGCAGGAACCGACGGTACTAATGCTACTATGAGTTTAAAAGACATTATTAAAGATGCTAAATTCATTAGTGTGCTTAAGAGTCTTCCAGGAGAAACAGAATTAGCTCCGGTTATTAAAGGTTATCTAGAAACAGAACACCCCGAACTAGTTGATCAAGTAACATTCCCTGAAGCAGGAGCAACACCAGTTGCACCAGCACCAGTAGCGGCAGAGCCAGTAGCGGCAGAAACACCACCCGCAGCACCAGCTGCACCAGAACAAGGAGCAGCAATGCCATTAGAACAACCAGTAGCAGCAGAAAGTAGTGATGACGCACCATTTGACGGCGGCCGTCCAATAAAAGATAAAAAAGATCAATTTGGTAACGTTGTTAAAAAACGTGCCCAACATTCAGCCAAGCAGGGACTTGCCGCAGCCATTGAAAAGGCACGTAAAGCAGGAATGAAAAGTGAAGACATTATCGAAGTCGGAGGACAAAAAATGTCATTAAGTGAACTTGCAGAACGTGCCGGCATTGAGCTAACACCACATCCAAAAGAGATTGTGGAGTTTATCAAATCATTCTATGACAGAGAGCATGGAACATTTCCTAAAGGTGAGACAGGTGTATTAATTGCCACAGAAAAGAAATTTGGTGACAGTGCTACACCGATTGCACATCGTGTTATTGAAACACTATCACAGATTAGTGAAACACACCGTATGAGAAAATTAGCCGGCCTGAGACCAGATAATATGGCATTTGAAAGTGTTACATACGAATCATTGATGTTAGAAGCACCAGATCCGGCTGTAATGCAACTACAACAACAATTGATTGCCAAGGGTGCAAAGATTAAAGCCGACGGTATTATGGGACCAGCTACGCAGGCTGCTCAGGCACAATTTGGTATTAGTCCAGCAGCACAGGCCGTAGGTACAACACCAGCTAAAGGTAATAAACCAGATGGCACACCTGGCCAAAGACCTACTATGCCAAGAGATCCACGCCTGTTAACAAACATCGATGGCGGTGCCGGAGCAATTGCCCTTGCACAAGCCAGTGCTGCTAGAAATCAGAAAAAACCAGCAGGCTCAGCAGCTCAACCAACGCCGGCAGCTCCGGCAGCTCCAGCAGCACCAGTTGCACCAATCAGCGGTGGCGGTACTCCAATGAATGCCGCAGATCTAGCAAAAGCACAAGGTAAAGAACCGGCACCGGCTGCAGAACCAGCAGCAGATCCAAATGCACCGGAACAAGCAACTATGGCAGATGGTCCAGCAGGTAGCCAAGCTCAAACAGCAGGCGGCTCGAATGAATTAGCCAAGGCCGGCATAATGGGTGGTAAACCAGCAGCAGCACCAGCAGCAGATCCAACCGCAGCAGTTAATCCAATGGCTGGTTTTAAAAACAGTGGCGGTAATGGAGGCGGAGCTGGTCCATCATATGCAGGCCAAGGCGGCAATCAAACTACACCAGCAGCGGCACCCGCTGGACAAGCAGCGCAACCGGCTCCATTATCTACAGTACAACCCGCAGTTACAAGTCCTGTATCAGGTCAACAATGGAAAACAGGTGATGGTAGCACACTTAAATCAAGGTCTGATCTTGAAATTGCCTGGTCAAACCAGCCTGGCAACAGAGGTAAAACATATCCAGGAGATGCTGCGGCACAACAACAGGTTAGTGCAGATGATGCTAATCGCCAAACGAATTTAAACGCTCTTAAAGGCCTATTTGGCGGAAATAAACCACCTGCTGGACAAGCAGCTCAACCAGCACCAGGTGCTGCGGCGGATGGTGGCCCTGCACCTACTCCTGCACAGTTAAAGTGGCTCGGTGGCGCTGACCCAACTGATAAATTTATTCTTGCTAGAATGAGAAAGGCTGTACCAAATGCTCCAGCGGCTGAATCGGTTAGCTTTAAGAATGATGAATTGAGCAGAATTATTAATCTAGTACATCATAGATAATTGGTGAAATAACTCAGTTTTAAGCAAGATATCTCTTGCAAAGCTAAATAAAAACGTATACAATAACATGTATGCGTTTTTTGTTTTACAAGGTGTAAAACAATATAGGCAAAACAAATAGGCTAACAATAGGAGATAATCATGGCATCATTAGCTGAAATTCGCGCAAAACTAAAGGAACAAGAAACCCGCTCAACAGGCGGAGAAAGAACAGGCGGAGATAATTCAATTTATCCGTTCTGGAATTTAAAAGAAGGTTCCGAATCAACAGTCCGTTTTTTACCAGACGGCAATCCTGATAACACATTTTTCTGGGTAGAACGTGCAATGATCAAATTGCCATTCGCCGGAGTCAAAGGTGAATCAGAAAGCAAACAAGTAACCGTAAATGTTCCCTGCATGGAAATGTATGGCGAGACATGCCCAATTCTTGCAGAAGTACGTGGTTGGTTTAAAGATCCAAGTCTTGAAGACCAAGGCCGTAAGTACTGGAAGAAACGTAGTTACATTTTCCAAGGGTTCGTTGGTGACGATGGCCTTAAAGAGGAAAGCAAGCCAGAAAATCCAGTACGTAGATTCATCATCGGTCCACAGATCTTCCAATTGATTCGTGGCGCATTGTTGGATCCAGAAATGGAAGACCTGCCAACAGATTTGGTCAACGGTGTTGATTTTAAATTGATCAAGACTAGTAAAGGTGGTTATGCTGACTACTCTACTAGCAAGTGGAGTCGTAAAACTCGCCCATTAAATGACGGCGAACAAGACGCACTCAAAGCCCATGGCTTGTATAATCTTAAAGATTACTTGCCCAAGAAGCCAGGTGAAGTCGAAGTTAAAGTTATCAAAGAAATGTTTGAAGCGTCAGTAGACGGCGAAGCATTTGATATGGCTCGTTGGGGGCAATACTTCAAACCAGCAGGTATGGGTCAGGCAACTGGAGATCCTAATTCTTCAAAAGCCAAAGCGGCAGTAGTAGACATTGACGACGTACCGTTTGACGGTGGTCGTACTGTTAGCACTCCTGCGCCAAAAGCAGACAGCACTCCTGCATCCGGTGGCGACAGCAAAGCCCAAGACATCTTGGCAATGATTCGCAATCGTCAGAAAGCATAAGTGAAACACAGCTTGGGCCTCTGCGACTCAGTCGTACGCCCAGGTTATCATCATAGGAGAAAATAATTATGGCTACAAAAGCCTTCGATTTATCGAAGTTTCGTAAAACCTTGACCAAGAGCATTGACGGTCTAGGTGTTGGCTTTAACGACCCCACCGATTGGGTTGGTACTGGCAACTATGCTCTAAATTATCTTATCAGTGGAGACTTCAATCGAGGCATTCCACTGGGCAAGGTTACTGTGTTTGCAGGTGAAAGTGGTGCAGGTAAATCATATATTTGTTCTGGTAACATTGTTAAGAACGCACAAGAACAAGGTATATATGTTATCTTAATTGACAGCGAAAATGCACTTGACGAAAAATGGTTACACGCACTTGGTGTGGATACCAGTGAAGAAAAACTTCTTAAACTCAATATGGCTATGATTGACGATGTGGCTAGAACTATTCATGAGTTCATGAAAGAGTATAAGGAAATGTCAGAACGTCCCAAGGTCATGTTTGTCATAGACTCATTGGGCATGTTACTTACTCCCACAGACATTAATCAGTTTGAAGCAGGTGATTTGAAAGGTGATATGGGTCGTAAACCCAAAGCACTAACGGCACTGGTTCGTAACTGTGTTAACATGTTTGGTAGTTATAATGTGGGTATGGTCTGTACTAATCACACATACGCAAGCCAAGATATGTTTGATCCAGACGACAAAATTAGTGGTGGACAAGGGTTTGTCTACGCAAGTTCAATAGTTGTTGCTATGAAAAAACTCAAACTCAAAGAAGATGAGAATGGTAATAAAGTTTCAGAAGTAAATGGTATTCGTGCCGCATGTAAGATTATGAAAACACGTTATGCTAAACCTTTTGAAACACTACAGATTAAAATTCCATACGAAACAGGTATGAACCCTTATAGCGGTCTTGTTGATCTTTTTGAGAAAGCAGGACTATTCC